TATTTTTTGCAATTTTGAATATTTATATATTTAGGATTATATATAATCTGTTTTCTATTTTTACTATCATACCCATATGCTAATATTTTCTTATTATTAACTATTGTAACATTATCATACGCTGGAGGAATTTTCATTTTCTTTATTTTTTCTAACAAAATCTTATCGGTAATTTCTATATCATTTTTATAGTATTTAAATCCAGTAATATAAGTACCAATGCGTTTTATTTTCATTGTTTAACTATTATAAATAAAATATAATTGTGATGTTATAAAATGATATAAACATATAATAATATATGTATTCATAAACTGAATACATAATGGCACAAACTAAAAAACCTACTCAACCTGCTTCGTCCACTTCTCCGGTCGTAACTCCGGTGCCACCTGTAGATTTGAAACAACCTCCTAAAAAGGGTGTTGTTTCAAAAGTAGTCGAAGATAAAACACCTGCTCCTAAAGATACTAAAGCGCCTAAGACTGTTGTAGTAAGTGCTCCTGAAACTGTCGAACCTGATTCTAGCATTCCTGTAAATGCAGATGGTACTCCTGTTAAAGATAACCTCGTTGGTACTATTATCGAAAAAGTAAATACTCTTTTCACTAGTTTCAAAGAAGTTCAAGTACTTCTAAAGGTTCTGAGCAAAGAATATGACAAACAACAAAAAATAATCGAGAAAGCCCAAAAGAAACGTCAAAACGCCAAGAACTCTCCGTCGGGATTTGCTAAACCCAATAAAATATCAGATGAACTATGTGATTTTATCGGTGTTCCTCACGGCACTGAGAAATCACGCACTGATATTACCCGTTTTATCAATACTTATGTAAAGGAACACAACCTCAACAAACCAGAGAACAAGCGTTTTATTCTACCTGATGATAAACTTAAAAAAATTCTAAATGTCGGAGACAAAGAGGATATCAATTATTTTATTCTACAAAAACTAATCTCTCACCATTTTCCCCCATCTGCAAGCAAACAAGCGCAAGCTGCAGCTGCCTAAATAATTTTAATAATTCTTATTTTTTCTAAATATAATAAAAATTGATATAAACGATTATTTATATATTAATATAAAACAAATATGCAAGTCGCACATAACATTACTACTACGAACAATGGAGGAGTTGCTTTAAAAAGTACAAATAATATTATCGTAGATTATTTTATGTTATTTATGAGAGATTTAGATATTCAAACTAGTCACGATTATCTTGAAAAATGTTGGAAAGAAGATCCTAAAAAAACGGTAGCAATTATTTTTAATGGGCGTGATAGAGATAAGGGGAAAAAAGAAAAAAAGGTAGCAAACGATGCTATGTCGTGGTTAAGAAAAAAAAAATTTACTACATATATTAATAATATTAAAAAGTATATTGAAAAATATGGATGCTGGAAGGATCTCAATTATATTGGATATAAGTTAAAGAGTTCTGATCAAAAGTATGAACTTGGACTATTTGCTGATAAATTAATTGAAGATAAAGCGAATTTGAGTAATAATAAAAGCGTATCTCTATGTGCTAAATGGGTATCTAGCGAAAATGATAAGTACGATAAAAAGAGACATTATGCAAAAAAAATTGCATCAATTATCTATGGGAGCAAAGATACAAATAAAATGGAAAAATATAGAAAGGAGTATTTGGTACCTTTGAGAACACATATTGATATTGTCGAAAAAAAATTATGCGAACAAAAATGGGGAGATATTAATTATGAAAGTGTTCCCGCCGTTGCTTCAAAAAATTTAAAAAATACATTTATTAAACACGATGAAGCAAGATATAAACAATATCTTGAAGATGTAAAAAATAATAAAAAGAAGATCAATGTTACTGGAATTCTTCCTCACGAATTGGTAGGTAATTATATCACAAATATGAGATGTTTTGATAATGTTCCTATATGCGAAACTACAGAAATGCAATGGAGAACAATTATTGAAAATGTTAAGAAATCTGGTAATTTTAATAATACTATATCTGTCGTAGATTTATCAGGGTCTATGTTTAATGCTGCAAATGGAAGTATTCCTGCACAAGTTGCAATTGCACTTGGAATTATTACATCTATTTGTTGTACAGGACAATTTAAGAATAAATTAATTACTTTTAGCGAAGACCCAGAAATTGTAAAGTTGACTGATAAACTCGATGAAGATACCGATTCGATTCCTACTCTTCACGAATGTATTTCAAACCTTCTAAAAATCGATTATGGTTATAGTACAAATTTTGTTAAATGCAATGATTTAATTATAAATTATGCAAAATTATTTAATGTTCCCCAAGAAAATATGCCTAAAAAAATGTTTGTATTTACGGATATGCAATTTAATGATGCTTGTAGTAATGAAAGAATCACTTTTGAAAATAATGATTCTAATGATTCATTAGATACAGTATATAAAACAATTGTTAAAAAATATAAGGCAAATAATTACGATGCTCCTAAATTTATATTCTGGAACCTCAATTCTAATAGCAGAGAAGTTTTCCCTGTAAATTGCAAAACTGAAGGTACTGCAATTGTTTCTGGATTTTCTGAACAACTTCTTAAAATTTTCATGAATTATGATGACTTTAAACCGGAATTTATTGTAGATGAAATTTTAGAACCATATATTAAAGAGATTATCATATGTGATGATTAGTTACGATTAGTTATGATTAGTTACGATTAGTTACGATTAGTTACGATTAGTTACGATTAGTTTGCATATAAAAGTATATATATTATTTTTTAATTTTTAATGATAAATATTATAAAAAATTGATTTATATAGATTAATATATAATTAATTAATTCTCATGAACTTTACTAATAAGGATTATTTTGCAATTATTGTTAATAATTTGCAAAACTATTGTGAACTAAAAAGTTGAGTGAGATTAATAAATCATCAAATATCTTTATAAAAAAAGAGACGAATTTAAAAGATATAGTGAGAGAAAAAAGAATTAAATATAATTGTGATATGTTAAAATGTAATTTAGTTAAAAAATATAGTTATGAACTTAATAATGATTATAATAAAACAATAAATAAACTAAAGAAAAGTACAAAAAATTATATGACACTTACAGATAAAGAATGTTTGTATCTAACATTTAGAAGAAATACTATTCAATATACTAATTTGATGAATAAACGTTGTTTACCTTATTTAGAAGATATTATTTCATACTATTTTAATGAAAAAAATAAATTTAATGCTGGATTAAACACTAAAATGATATCATTATATGTATCAAAGTATTTATATAATATCATATTATCTTATAATAATAATTATAAATTGAAAAATAAGAATATTGTTTTATGGATATCATAGATATCATAGATATCATAGATATCATATAATATTTAATTAGAATAAGCGAGACCACCCATACCAGATAATATACGTAATACATTATAATTTACGGCATATATGTAGATATTTCCTGGTATGGATGAGGATAATGAAAGAACAGCGGTATCTATACGAGACATATTAAGAGTACCACTTGGTTGATGTTCTTCAGGTTTTAGAGCGAATGAATAAACATTTATGCCTTTATGGAAGTCATCTGGAGTATTTTCGTGATGTTGGTAAGGTTGGACTAAAGAAAAATATTCTCCTTTTCTTTGCGCAAAACGATCATTACCGTTAAGCATTATTTTAGCTTGCATTACTGGATTTGTTGAATTATAATAATCATTTAGAGTTGCTGTAGGAACGCCCGATAATGGAGTTGCAGTAGAAAAGTTATTCCAATATACACTGTCATCAATTTTTTTTATAGCCCATACAAGTTCTTTGCAAGGATGATTAAAATTCATACGCATACTTTTCATACCATCGGCATTGTTAGAAGAAGTTATATTATCAGTTCCTGTAAATTGTAATTGTTCAATTAAATATTCGTGGGATAATTGAGCAAATCTTCTGCGTTCATCAGTATCTAAGAATATATAATCGACCCATAATTTAGAGTCTACTAGACTTATGTTATTTGCGGTGTAATTACTGTTTTTTGTTATAGAATCATTAAAAGTTGTATTTTTAGTGTCTTTATCAAATAAGTTAGCGGCAGTTTCATATTCGATATTTATTTTAACTTCGTGATATTGTAGAGCAATTAAAGGAAGTGCTAGACCTACATTGCGACAAAACCAAAATTCTAAAGGAACATATAATTCATAAGATTCAGATCCATTTAATAGTGTGCAATTATTATCTTTATTTGCACCAACCATCTTATAATAACCTTCGCGTTTGCCAATAGGAAGAGATAACTCATTCCATATGTATAACCATTCAGAATAATGTTTATCTATACGTTGACCCCCAATTTCAAGTTCAATAGTTTTCAATAATTTTTGTCCAAAATTAGGAACTAATGCAACTTTATTAGCGGTACTAGTGGTATCTGAATTATTTTTTATTTTTCCGTAAAAGTAAATACGGTGTATTAAATCACCATTGCGGGTTAGTTGAAAAGTTGCGCGCGAACCTAGAGAAGTACCTCCTGTTGCTGTTTGTTCAATAGCTTCAATAGCGAAGTTAGTATGACGACGATAAACTACTTTGAAAAAGGTAATTTGAGGATTACCAGTTAAATAAACATCCTGAGCACCATAAGCTACTAATTGAAGAAGACCACCACCCATTTACGCTATATTCTTTATACTATTAGAGGAGAAAAAAAAAAGGGATATTATAGCAATTTAACAACGTATAAGATAATTAATATAATTTAATTAGAATACGCTAAACCTCCCATACCTGATAATATACGTAATACGTTATAATTAACAGCATATACATGAAGATTTTTAGAGAATCCATTATTGATATATCCTGGAGTCATATCTATATTAAGAACAGCAGTATCAATACGAGACATATTGAGAGTACCGCTCGGTTGATGTTCTTCAGGTTTTAGAGCGAATGAATACACATTAATACCAGGGTTTGAAGGTATATTTTCGTGATGTTGATAAGGTTGTATTAAATTGAAATAAGAACCAGGTCTTAATGAAAAGCGATCATTGCCATTTAATACAAGTTTAGCGGATACAACAGGGTTTGTTGAAGTAACTACGCTGGTTGCTGCATGTAATGTAGTAGCAGTTAATGTAGTATCAGTAGCATAAGTGTTTACTGTAGTAGAATAATTTACCCAATTATTATTTTTTGTATGTTGGTCTGATAAATGATAGTCGCAAGTAGAAACCCAGACTAATTCTTTGCACGGATGATTAAATGATAGTTTTGGTTTCATGCTTACGGCATTTACAGTTTCAGCACCAGTAAATTGTAATTGTTCTATTAAATATTCATGTGATAATTGAGCAAATCTTCTGCGTTCATCAGTATCTAAGAATATGTAATCGACCCATAAATTTACAGATGATAGTTCTTTTATAGCTGAAGTCGAACCTTGGCATTTAGTTTTTTCTTCGAATAAAATATTTATCTTAACTTCATGATATTGTAGAGCAATTAAAGGTAGCGCTAGACCTACATTGCGGCAAAACCAGAATTCTAAAGGTATATAGAGATTGGCATTTTGTAATCTGGCGATGGTATTATTAGAACCAACCATTTTTTTATAAGCTTCTTTTTTAGATTTAGGTAATGAAAGTTCATTCCATATATACATCCAGTGAGAATAATGTTTATCTATTTTTTGACCACCTATTTCAATTTCTACATAATTAATTAAGCGAAGACCGAAATAAGGACAAACCGTTTCAGCAGTAGTATCACCAGAAGTATAATCAATAATAGATAAATATACGCGATGTATTAAATCGCCATTTCTTGATATTTGACAAGTAACACGATTGCCGAAAGTAGGAGTTCCGTTAAAAGTTTGTTGAATGGCTTCAATAGCGAAGTTAGTATGACGACGATAAACTACTTTGAAAAAGGTAATTTGAGGATTACCGGTTAAATAAACATCCTGAGCACCATAAGCTACTAATTGAAGAAGACCACCACCCATTTACGCTATATTCTTTATACTATTAGAGGAGAAAAAAAAAAGGGAATTATATAACACATTTTATTATAACTAATTAGAATACGCTAAACCACCCATTCCAGATAATATACGTAATACATTGTAATTAACTGCGTATATATTAATACCAGTATAAGAATATTCTGTAGCTAAAGGCATACCTACACCGGTAGCAGAAAGATCTTGAACTTCAACCATTAAAGTAGCTGTGTCTATACGAGACATATTGAGAGTGCCACTTGGTTGATGGTCCTCTGGTTTAAGAGCAAACGAGTATACATTGATAGGATTATTAACGGGAACATTAGTATGATGTTGATAAGGTTGAACGTGTGTGAAGTATAATCCTTCTCTTACTGCAAAACGGTCATTACCATTTAATTGTAAAATAGAGGTTATGAAAGGATTATTGTAATTCGCAGCAGTCGGTGTAACTTGATAAATATAATTACTACTATATGATTGATTGCCACTATCTATTGAAAACGGCGCGGTATTATCAACTATAGCAGATGTCGCTAGATTATAATCGTACCATCTTGCTTTTTTGTGTGTTCCAGAACTTTTTGCTACCCAGATTAATTCTTTGCAGGGATGATTGAAGTTTAATTTAATACGGTTACTTTTATTTACAAGAGATTCAGTACCAGTAAATTGAAGTTGTTCTATTAAATATTCATGAGATAATTGAGCAAATCTTCTACGTTCATCTGTATCTAAGAATATATAGTCTATCCATAATGAGGCGGAATTTATTTCAGGAAAGTTGAGCGCAGAAGCAGCGGCGGCGGTAGCAGAAAGAGAGCTAGCTATTAAACAATTTACTTTTGTTTCAAATTCAATTTTTACTTTAACTTCGTGATATTGAAGAGCAATTAAAGGAAGTGCTAAACCTACATTACGGCAAAACCAGAATTCAAATGGTATATATAATGTAGTATTTTTATTAGTTGTTATATCTTTATCCGCTCCGACCATAGTATCATAAGCATATCTTTTGCCCATAGGTAAAGATAACTCGTTCCATATGTATAACCAATCGGAATAATGTTTATCTATTTGTTGACCACCAATTTCTACTACTACAGATTTTATTAAGCGTAGACCTAAGTAGTTAACATATGAATCAGTAGCAGCAGTGCTAGTTTTCTTGGGCACATCTACTTGTAAATACATGCGATTAATTAAATCGCCGTTGCGCGATATTTGACAGGTTATTGTGTTTCCATATCCAATATTTCCATTAAATGTCTGCTGTATAGCTTCCATAGCGAAGTTAGTATGACGACGATAAACTACTTTAAAAAAGGTAATTTGAGGATTACCAGTTAAATAAACATCCTGAGCACCATAAGCTACTAATTGAAGAAGACCACCACCCATTTACGCTATATTCTTTATACTATTAGAGGAGAAAAAAATATAGATTATATGACACAAATTTAATTTTGTATATAAACCTTAATATTTATAATTCAAATATAATGATGTTTAAAGAGAAGTCATCAAAGAAAAAGGTCTCTGTTGATATAAATGAAACTTTTACATTAGATGCAATGCATAATAATATGATAAAGGATTTTGAAAAGAGCGATAAAGAAAAGTTGTATTACAAAAATAAACTAAAATTTTGCGAAGAGGAAAAAAATAATATA